ACTGACATAAGTCTTGTTGATTCGTTAGAACCAACCTGTGACGGCTGAAGAAAATAAACTCCGTTATCTGAAAGAAATACTACGCCACCATTAGCCTGTACAATTGTACGCTTTGCGGAGCATCCTAGGTCAGCCACCATTGTCCTAAGAGAAGCATCAGATGCTAAAGCGTCACTTGTGGTGTATCTTCCGTTGCCTACGCTTATATAGAAGATACTGTTCCGCATAAACACCAAGAACTCATTAAGAGTCCAAGGTGCTATACCAACTATCTGGTCATTGCTTCCGTTGTTAATGGTGAAGGCATCAAGTGCCGCCCATTGTTTATAATCTAAAAAATTGCTAACAGAAGCCGTGTCGTAGTTTCTGAGCGTATTTGTTTCTGTGTGATATTTACCATTAGCAATGAGCCTGTTAGCATAATATAAAAGGCTAACGCAATTAGGGAATTCGTGTCCTGCTGTTGGAGAAGGTGGAAGAGCAGTTATACTACCAGCACCAGTAGTCATATCCCATAACAACGGACGCTTGCTGAATCCTCTGGTAATAAACACTTTGTCTACTGCTTGAACTACATCGCAACCTTCTTGAGTAATAATTGTTTCTCCAGCAGGAAAATTAATCTTACCTACTAATGCCTCCGTCTGTGGATTATATGTATATAGTCCATTAGTTACTACTATGATAAGAATCTCTTGTCCTGTAGTATCAATATAAGCACCAGAACCATACACAGTTTGACCAACTAAAGCAAAGGCAGTCTTGCGTTGAAGACCTTTTCTGACTGTTGCTACACCTCTATCTAATCTAAAGTTCTCAGACCTACTGACTACACCTTGAGGCAAAGACGCTGGATTATCACGGCTATCAAGCCCGATAAACTTTATGTCTCCATCTTTTAGGTACTCAACGGGCATTAGGTCTTAGGATTCTTAAGAGCCTTGAGGATATCAATGCCTTTTTCTACCTTAGTAGATTTAGCGTTGCTGTAACCAATCCAAATGCCGCCGACTAGGAAGCCGATGTGCGTTACGAGAAGAAGAAGAAGGGTAAACATATTAGGCGATTACTTCGGTGACCTTAACCAAAGCACCTAGGTCAACTGGGGTTTGGGCGGTGGCGAATGTGACTGTGATTTCATTCTCGTTCATAGTTACTAATTGAGAACCATTGTAGTTAGGAAAAACAACAGGCACGATATCTGGAGGACACTTAGATGTGTCTAGTTTACCAAGAAGATAAGTAATTTTATAAGTTTTCATAGATTAGTTAGCCCATTCAATTAACATATTAAAGAAAGAAAAATTGTGATATACGCCAGTAGCAGTTCCAATATTTTCAACTTCAGCAGAAACATATGCTAATGACCCTGTGCCTTGAGTTGTTGGTGCTCCAGTTGTGGAAGCAACAAGAACATCATCAGCATATAATTTTGCATTACCAGACCCATCTGAAGTAATTCTAAAATCAACACTTACTGAATTAGCCTGCGTTATAATTTTTGTAGAATTAACAATAGTTAATGTAGTGCCATCGTGAACGCATAATTGGTAATAAGTAGTTCCACCAATAAACCTTAATCCAATACCCCTGTTTGTTAAATCACCAGTAAAAACATTTCCTTTTCCAATTAATACTCTACCAATTGTATTAGAGTCACTAGCAACATTAGCAACAACTACTTTAAATGAAATAGAAACTGCTTTAGCCCAATTAAAAGAACCATTTCCTATATTAATATTTTTCTGAGTGGTTGCTGCAAACAAATTATGAACAGCGTATCCTGCTACTTGTGTTGAACTACCTATACACCTTTTTCCTCCACCATAAGGAGAATCAGCAAAAAATTGTGCTCCATTTGTAACGGCTGTCCAAAATGTGCCGTAAGTTGGCATAATTTCAAACTTGGTAACTCGTCCTTGACTCCATTTTAAATCATCTGGGGTTACGACAGTAGTTGTGCTAGTGCCAGTAATTGTTTCAGCGTTAGTAGCATAAGCCACCCCAAGATTAGTCCTAGCCGTAGGAGCAGAAGCCAAGTCGCTCAAGTTGCTCGCAATCTTCAGAGCAAGCGGGTCGGACTCAACTGTAATCCCTACATTGTCTGGCTGTGTAATAGAGATACTCATTAGGCAGTAGCGTAAGCGATGTGGACTGGGGTAGCGGCGGCAGAGGCACTCATCCGTACAACCCCTAGGTAGTTATCAATGGTAAGGCTTCCAAGCGGGGCAACATAGATGCCAGCAGACCCAGAACCAGCAAGAATAACCTCGATGCTGGCGGTAGTGGATTGGTTCTGGATAATGACAACAGTACGCCTTTCTGGGGTAGTAGCGGCGGCAAGTGTAGTACCAACAGAAGTCCCGACAGTATAATCTGTGTGAATAAACGAACGGATGAATGGGGATGAGATTTGAATATTAGCCATTGTATATATTAGTAAGTTTTAATCATATTAATCCTACCGAACTGGGATTCTTGACGCAGGAACTTATCGTATTCCAATTCAAGAACTTCCTTAGCCTTGGCTTCAATGGTAGCCGCCTCTTGAATTTGTCCTTCTGAGACAAACCAATTAGCCGCTGAAGCCCAAGACATAAACGATGCAAAGATATAAGGAATCTCCACCTTCGTCCAGTATGCAGGATGAGTATTAGGGTTTTGACCTGCTGTAGTAGATGCTACTGTGCAGGTATAGAAATTGCCAGAATGGGGTTTACCCAATACTGGAGTATAAGAACCAGTCCCAGAGCCAGAATCAAAGTACACCTGCACTCCTTGATAATAAACTACTGAAGGACTGTATAGGTCACCTGTTATGGAAGGGCATTGCTTGCGGTACAGATACCAACCACTTGTGATAGAAGAGTTAATGACTACATTCTTAGCCGTACCATTGTCATAAATTTGGTAGTTAATCTGAATTGCTCTAGTAGTTTCCTGTGGATTCTTGCTGTACACCGACAAGATTTCGCCAGCATCAGCCGCAACTGCAAATGACACCACATTATTGGCATCCGTAGTTGTCGTAAATGCAACTAGCCGACAGATATCATTCCAGTTGTTTGCTTCCCAAGCCTCACGCATACGGGCAGAACTGAAATCACGGAACTGAGCGAATGTCTGGTCTGTGATGTTCTGGCGGTCATTTCCAGAATACTGGAGAGCGTCAAAGAGTACTTGGCTGTAATTAACTAGTCTCATTTTATGAGATAACCGCTACCTGTGAAAATTGCACCATTAACAACTGTGCGTTTAGCATAATTGGTAACAGCGGTTTCTGGATTGTCCCGAAGGAACTCGTCTAGGAAGGCATTGTCCTCCCAGCATTCATATCCAAGCCTATGACCCCAGTAGTGCCACGCTTGAGTAGGTATTTGTGCCTTTAATCTACCGAGACCTTCAATATTGCTTGCCTCGTTAGAATGGCGAAAAACAGCGGATTGCTTCGCTGTGGCTTTCATTTTGACTTCTTCCGACCTCCAGCCATTGATGAGTTCCCTCTCCACCCTATTTCTAAGGTGGGAGGGGATTACATCAGCCAGATTTTGGATAAAGTCTGACACTTCGGTTAATTAAGCCGTGAAGTCAAACACACCGAACGCCAGAGGGTTGTAGATACAGAGACCTGCAACCGCTTCAATCATTCGGGCTTCGCCACCACCAGCATTAGGCAGAGCCGTAACGCCAGCGACATTTCCACCATAACGCACTTCAACTTGGTCGAAGGGAATGATGTAACCAGCGAAGGTCGAGCCAATGCCAGAGGTAGCCTTCAGATAATGCGAAGGGTGGAGTCTCAACTTACCGAAGTCACCCTCGAAGATATCGACAGAACTGATGTACGAGGTCGAATCAGACTCACGATTCAGAGTACGAACAGCATTCTGTGTGAATGTGTTAGTAGAAGCGTTAGTCGTAGACGAAGATGTGAATACCAAGTTAGTAAACGCTCTCTTAAGAGCAGTACCAACCAGAGCGTCATAATCCTTGAACTGACCAGTCTGGGAGTAGATACCTGTGAGCATATCCTGCACAACAGTTTCGCTCAGAGCCGCAGTACCAACTGTAGAACGATTGGCAGAAGGAGTCTGGAACGAGCCGTGGATAGGAAGGGTAGTGTCCTGCGAAGCATTGACAGTAGACCAAAGACCAGTCGAGAACGACACAGAACCAGTACCAGCGGCTTGCAACCACTTGTGAAGACCACGGGTGAGGTAAGGCGTAGAACCACCAGCATCGGCTTGAGCACCATTGTTGGAGCACAAGGTGACTTCCATATCCCGCTTGATGGCTTGGATGCCCTTAGCGACATTGTTAGCGAGTTCATCACGAACACCAGCGACAGTCGTGACATCCTGCGTAAGCGGGGACACACGGACAGAGCGTCTGAAGATTTGGATGTAGTTGCTGAGTTCTGTACGATACTGCTTGGAAGCGTCAGCGTCCTTAGTGTAGTTGTCGTAAGTGCTCACATCTGTGCCATCGACAGTACCTGTGCTCTTAGGAAGAGGAAGGCTGTCTGCTTGCCATCTGAAAAGAGTATTTCCAGGTTTTGAGCCTTTCTTCGCCATCGAAGTGAAGGGTGTGTCTTTCGCATCAATCATCGAAATGAGGTCAGCGAGTTCTTCTCTTTTACCAGACGAGAAGGAGGGTTCTGTTAGATTTGCCATATTGTTATATAGGTTTTAGGGGGATTTAATGATTACAGGAATCGGGTAGCGATTATAGAACTAAGGTCATCTCTTGAATTAGATACAGAAAAACGCTTCTGGGCTTGCTGTGCTTTTGCATCTCTTTGTGGAGTGCTTGCTGGCATTGAGGAAGGTCTAGGTTGAGATGGGGCTTTGTTGACTGTACCAGAATTTTTGTTCTTGGACTCACGGGCTTTAACACCATTGAGATAGTCACCTACCACCATCTTATAGTCTGGGAATCGTTGAATTTCGGGAAAGGCTTTTAAGAAAGTTTCGGCAATCTGCCGTTCTCTTGCCGCTTTATCTTTCCACCAAGGGTATTCCTTGACTGCAACTTGCTCCATTTGATTGAAGTTTTGCAGGTATTGTGCTCGTTTTGGGAGGTGGTCTTCCATCGCATCAAGAGCCTTGATTTTGATGTTTCGCACTTCTTCTGCTGAGTACTCTACTTCATTTCCATCTTTTCCAGTTACTACTGCACCATCGGGGTTCATTTCGCACCAGCGTCTGATTTGCTTGGCTTGGTCTACCTCACGGCTGACCTCCTCTAGCGTAGACAGATTGGAGTACGGGTTGTCCTTAGTTGGAATCTGTGCTGGCTTTACAGCCTCTTGCGACAGTCTTTCCACTTCAGAACGGAGTCGTTCTACTTCTGCTTCAGCCTCCCTGCGTTTAGCAGAGAGTTTATCGATGCGTTTTTTAACACCTTTGGGCAAACCCCGTTCAATTTCATCATCTTCAGACTTGGTTTCTTCGGTTTCCTCGGAGTCTGTAGACTGTTCTTGTTCGGTTGCTGTATCGGTTTCTTGAGAAAGAACCTCACTATTCTCGGAAGTCGCTTGACCTTCCGCTTCAGTATTGTCCTCAGAGACTGAAGGCTCACTATTTTCCTTACCGCCTAGGAAGGACTCGTTGACAATATCAGCGAGTTTATCGATATCAAAGGGTGCGGAAGCCTTTGTGTTTTTCGTGGGGTTATTTGATTCCGTCCCAAGGTCGGATGATTCTGTTGTATTCATTAGATAAGGTCTAAAGTCCTATTTTTAAGGCAGTATTTTTTGATAGTTACAGAACTATTGCTGGTCAGTTATGACCTAAAGTTGTTTGATGCAAGTACTTCTTGTTGAAGATACCATTTTCTTATGTAATATCTTCTTCTAGAGGTCTTCCTTGGTCTTTGAGGACATCGTTTCTAGTATTAATGATAATCTCTTTGAAAGCACTAAGGGCATCAGCCCGTCCACAATACCACACTCTGTCTTCCCCTTTTACATCAATAGAGATAGCCTTAGCCGTCTCTGCCTCAATGGAAGCGTCAAGTAAGAGATTAATAGCCTTCCAGAGTTCGTTGTTCTTATCAAAAGAGAATCCAACCAAGATTTGAGTAGGGTAACTCATTGTTGAGGTTGCTGGTCTTGCTGTTGGTTGGCTTGGTCAACCTGCTGATGCATTTGATTGCCAGCCTGTT